GCATGAACCGTCTTGCTGCATCGCAGTAGATGGCTTCCCTGCGCACGCTCATGTCCCAGCCAGAGGCGTCCGCGTCGAACACCTCCAGGCCAGTCGAAATGAGCCGGTCCAGCTCTTGGCCAATTCTTCGAATGCCCTCGTCATGGTGACCACACCCCACACCCTGTTGGTGCGAGTGCAGATCGTTTTCGCCGTAGGTTTTGGGCCCTTGCTGATACATCGCGATGTCTAGCTTATCTTGCCTCCTGCAAGACAGCGACGCGACCGCCACGTCAACCAGGGACGCGCCCCAGATGAGGCGCCACCTACCTTCTGCCGCCTTCTCGGGGGAATGCGGCTCGTCCTTGATAAACAGAACGCGAGGGTCAGCTAGCCCGAAGCTCACCAATTGCGCGGGGGTCATTTGAGACATCCAGCGCGGGCCCACGGCGATCCTAAGGCACAGGCGGCACCTCGCCAAGTACGAGATGTCTTCAAGACCTTGTTGGGTCTGCCATTGGCCCTTAGGCCCGGGGATCCAATGCGAGCTCCAGCCAGACGACTTGTCCGAATCGAGCGAATCCACAAACCTTGCCACAGCAAGATTGATGTTTTCGAACGCATTAAACTCGTTCTTAGGGTACTTGGCAACCTCGTCTAGGAAGCGGTCGAACATAGGCCCCTCCTCGGCCTTCAGCTGGTTAACGGTCTCCTCTGGCCACCCAGTTCCCTTGATCTTTTGGAGCTGGACTTCCAGTGACTTCTTCATGTGCATCGGCCCGTTAGGCGGGGCGACCCATCTTGTGAAGTCCTCACCGCCAGTGTCTATGTTGGCGAGACTCTGGACGTATGTGTCAGGTAACTCTTGTTGCTTCCTGGCCTTTCCATGGTACGGAATGTTACACGCAATCTTCTTGGCCAGGGTCTTGACGCCGTCCTTGGATCGCAGCGATTCCTCAACGGTGACCGCCTCGGCACCCGCGGCGGCGCAATATTGTCTGAACCTTGTATAAGCCTTGTGTTTCCACATGTCCATGTAGTTGACCTGCTGGAGCGCCTTGAGGTCCTTGGCCGTACAATTTAACATGGCCGGTTCAAACTCGACGCATTCCTTCTTTGTCGGTATCTCTGCTAGGCCAAGGAAACCAGCCGCACTGGTCTCTGAGGTCCCGAGGTAAGCGCCGATGCCAAGGCCCACAGCCGCAATGGCTGCCTTGACGGATCGAATGCCGATAGGTTTGACCACCTCATCGTGAAGGGCCTTTGCGTCATCCGTGTGATCTTGGACGGGGTGCTCTTGGAGAGCCGCCCTCGCTCGCATCAACGCCTCGCCGAGGATATTTTTCCCTGGCCACAGCGCGGGTGATGATGCCAACGGGCTGTCCGAGGCCAGGCCGATCCCCCAAATGGCGTCGTCAGGCGAAGCCTCTGCAATGAGCTTGGTGCCCGTGCCCAGCAGCAGAGCTTTCAGCGTCTCGTCCTTGGCGAACTTCTGATACACTGCCGCGAACGCAACATCGCGCACGTGTTTGTCCCACACTTGAGGGTCAAAGTTCCTCACTTGCCTCCCCAAGGCTTTGGCCTCCTGGGGTGTAGACGCTTTGCATATCAGGTCGTACGTATCCTTGTCCTTCATGAGCATGGCTTTACAAAGCATGATAGCTTTCTCAGAAAACTCCACGCAGGCGACATACTCGCTACTCTGGTCCAGACCCTCACTTTCAAGGTGAGCGATCAAGAAGGACGGAAACACAAACCTGGTCGGCTTGTCCTGGTAATAGAAGTTGCTGAACTCGCGGAACAGCTTGCCTTCACTGTGCCCATAGAACAGCACAATGTCGGTGCATACGCTCCCACCTGCTGAGGTGGAGTCACTGTCTCCCCGGGGGACGGACGCAAGGGGCTCTGCGACAACCTGGGCTACA